ACAATGAAAGCGTTTCAACCTGGCGATCGCGTGATCGTCCGAACCGAACTCGGCAGAGAGTTCGGAACCGTCCTGTGGACGACCAATCCGAAGTTCCGTGATCGCATGGTCAACGTGCAGTTCAACGATGGCACGAACTCAACCTGGCCGATCATGTTCGTTTCGCACGACGACGAACCCATCCGTCTCGAGTCACAACTGCGCAGGACGACGGAGGTCTGACGCCATGAAGACCTACCGACAGAAAGCACGACAGACCGGTCACATGGTCATGATCATCTCGGCCGTCGACGCCGGCCTCGACGCTGGCGACAAGAACAATCCGACGCGTTGGTACACAATCTGCGAGCAGCACAACGAAGCGACCGGTCATCCGAACTGTGACATCGCTCGCGAATGGGCTTCCGAGCCGGCAGGTTGGTGCGAAGCGTGCCGTGACGAAGTACACGCCGACGCTGACATTTGCACGTGCGAGATCGCTTTCACTGGTCACTGTGACGCATGCCGTCGTGATCCGGCGGTGTTCGCATGATGCGCAGAATCGTGTACCTGACTGCTGCCACCGTCGCTGTGACCGGTCTTCGGCCGGCCGGCGACGGCAGCCGGCCAGAACCCATCCATCCCACACCACCGCCGACAACCGTCACACCTATCACCTTCGACGCGCATGACGCGTTGCAAGCCGACCTGACGGAGAACGTGTTCGGTGACTGAACCGAGAAATGGCGAAGCGCCCGACTGGCGGAGGGGAACCAGTCGGGCGCTTCTATGCCGGCGGGCAGCAGACGCCGGCGATCATGTGTGACCAGGCTTCGGCCTGGTCATTCGTCTTTCAGAGGTTCCAAAGGCAGAAGTGACGACGGCGACAGAACACTGATCCTGCGCACCATCCCTCTCGGAACTGCCAACACGCCGTCAACTTCGTCGTGCGTCAAGATCTGACTTTGCGCGACGACCACGTGCCCTGGTTTCGCGCCCGCCAGCAGCCAGCCGACCGATCGAACCTCAACCGGATCGCCGTCGATCTCGTCGATGTTCGTCCAGGTTTCCGTGACAGCATGAGCGTCATGCCACACGAGTTCGACCAGAACCTCACTCATCGTCGTCCTCGTAATCGTCAAGATCTTGATACGTCTGCTCAGCCCAACGTGTCTCGAGATCTGCGCAGACAGCACGCAGCATGCCGATCAAAGTCCACGGCGGGCAACCGGTGTCATGAACAACATGTAGCGCGCGACCACCGTCAGGCGGTCGCATCGCGTCTAAAATCACAATCCCGTGAATCGGGATCGCCTCGGACCAATGTTCGGCGACAACTTCAGGAACAAGATCAGTCGCGGAAACTCCGATGTATTCGGTCACCACCGCTCCTTCCGTCGATCCTGGACGAACACCGGACATTGCATTGTCACACCATGCTCAGGCGTTACAACCGCCAACGCTTGCTGCGGCACTTCATGACCGAAGTTGCCGATGAACGCGTACTCGTCCGTCCCCTTCAGACTGCCGTTGACGATCAGGCCAGGTGTTTGAATCAACTGATGCCAATGACCAAGCCACAACGTCGAGAACGTTTCGCCGGTCGACATCGCGCGCTGAGCTTTCCTTGCTCGCAATCGCATGATCGGCGGCCAGATGCCACCGATACCGCCGCCACCGTGAGCTTGATCTCCGTGCGTCAGAAGATGCCCATGCCCGTAGATCTTGACGAGAACATCAGCACCGTCGCCGACCTGAAAGGTGAAACGCTTGTCGGCCGCGAAATGGCGTTCGATCATCTTCGCGAGCAGCCAGTCGAAGTTCGTTCGTGCTCGCAGTTTCGCTCGAGGTTTCCGTGACATGCGACCGTGATTGCCAGGAACTGCAGCGACATGAACCTTGCCGAACTCTGACGCTAACAACTCGAGCGCTGCCGACAGTTGCTCCGCCCAGTGCAGCAGGCTGCCGAGCATAGTGTCTTCGTTCGTTTGCGCAAGCTCTTCGTGAATGTCGCCGGAGAAGATGTCTCCGCCGAGCAGCACAACAACGCCGTCATATGTGACGCCGGCCAGATAGTGGCGGGCGAGTTTGACACTGTTCTCCGCCCACGCTTTCAGCCGTAGCTCGGCGATCCGACGGTCATACGCGTTCAAACTTCCGACTTCGTCGACGCGAACTACCTCGTCGAAGTGAGTGTCGGAAAGCATGAGTACGAGTGTCGCACGCTTGTTCTTTGACGGTTTGGCAGGAGAAAGCCAGGCTGGCGGATCAAGTCGCGTGTCGGCAGCACTTTCGACAACGTCGAGCACCTGCTGCAGTTCGGCTAGTTCGGCTAGAAGACGAGCGTTCTCGTTCGTCGCCCTGTCGCGTTCGCGACGTACTCGAGCGAGTTCAGCCTGGTTTCTTGATTCGTCACCGGCAGCCGACCGGATGTCGTCAGCTAGTCCGGCCACAACTGCAATCTCCGCGTCGGTGACGACTCACTGACTGCAAACCGATCGAGAATCCTCGAGCGTTCAATGCCATCATAATCGCCTTGTTAGAAATCATGATGTCAGTCAATGCAACGTCCAGGTCTTTGCGATCAGCATCGGAAAGAACTGTGCGCAGCGTGTACACGCCGCATTTCGGACCTGGCAAAGAAGCAGGTGCCGATTTGATCGCATTCAATAGTCCTTCAGCCAAGATTCCCTCCTTGTCGGGATATCAACGATGTTCGTCGTTGATGTGATGATCGAGTCGACTGTCGATTCGATCGGTCTTGCTGTCGACACGTTCGACCTTACCGTCTAACCTGTCGACTTTGTCTTCGATTCGTGTCAGCACCTGTTGGTTCTGTCCGTGTTGTTCGGTATTACGCCGATCAAAACGCGCCAACATGAGCATGAGCGGACCGCCGCCACCGACGATCGCGACAATAACGGGAATCCATGCGTTCACGATTACACCCCAGGAGGGACCGCCGAAGCCGGCGAAATGCCAGGAGCGCCAGCAGACGCGACAGATGTCAGAAGAGAAAGCATCGCTCCTCCGGCTGCGAAGCCAGCCAAATTCAACCAGTCGGCCGAGAACACGTCGAAACCGAGCATGTCCTGACCGAGCACGAGCAACGCTGACTGTGCAGCCGTCTTGATCGCGCGCTCAGCGGCATCGAGCCAGAAGTTGCGGGTGAACAACACTGACTTCATGATGCCCACACCTTGTGCAGTTCGACGTCTGACCACGGATTACCTGGCGCGAACGGCGACGGGCCGACCTTCTCGCAGGTTTGCAAGATGCCGATCAACTGGTCGCGTGCGACCGTCACCCGCTTGACGCCGGCTGCACGCCAAACTTCATCGGCGCGACCGTTGACGACATGCGCGATCTCGACGCCTGTGGTGAGTAGTGCCACAAATTGCGGCGTGTTCGGTTGATAGTCAAGTGCGAGCATCGAAAGCTCCTCCTGCGTTGGTTCTTCGAAATCAATAACAGCTTGCGGAATGTTGTCGCCTGCAACATAGCGCAGGTGCCACGGTTCAGATTGCAGTTCCCAGGACCAGCCGAACCGATCGGCGTTCACGCGCAGCCAGTCGATAGTGATCTTGTCCAGGTTGATTGGCGTCTCGTAATCGGGTCGACCGTCAGCATCTCGAGCGAAATCGACTGCGAGTCCCCAACCATGATTGCTGGTGCCAGGAACGGCAGCTTCAGCTGTTCCTGGTTTCTGCCAGTAGGTGACATTATTCCAGATTTTTGTTGGTCTACCCGGCAACGGTCTCGTCGTATAGCGAGTCGTGAATAAGGCGACTTGACGGTCGTAGGTTCTCAATGCTCCTGTCGCCGACAGTTCGATACCGTCCGACCAGGCTGCCGCATACAACGCTTTGAATGATCGTGCTGCAGGTTCGACGAGAACCATTTTGCCGAGTCCGATCGGCGCCAGGATGCGAGGGTCAAGCCGGCCGTTGGTTTGGCTGGCCAGACATGCGGGCATTCGAATCGGACGCACGGGAAACAACTGTTACTCCGTTTCGTTTGGTTCGGGTGAGAATGTCCAGCCGGACGCGAGAAGGATTGCGGCGGCCTTCATGGCTGGAAGTGGTTGCTGTTGTAGACACCTTCGGCGACCCATGCCTCGTATTCCTCGTCGGTCATAAGTCGCTCGGTGTCGTC